CCAGCTCGACCTCGTAGTACTTGCGCAGCGTCGGAGCGCTGATGCCGATGAGAGCCGCAATCTGATCCTGCGGCAAGCCGAGTCCAGCAGTCTGCTCGACCTTAGCTTTCGACGTATCAGTAGGAACGTGCGGAGGAATCATCTTTTATAGGCGAAAAAATAGACGGTTGATCGGTTGCTGAAACGGCATCTTACTTTCTTTTCTTTTTGTCGGCAGCTTCTTTAGCCAACAAGTCGGGAGCGGCAACGCCCATCGCAGTTGCGACAGCCGTACTTCGACGGTAAGGATCAAATGCGGCAAATCGTGAACGCAAATTTTCAGGATCGAAAACTAAGCGTTCTTCTCCAACATCAACGCCTGAGTAACCCATGTCTTTTAAGGCTTGATTGGTTCTTGCTTTCCATTCATTCATTTTAAAGTCTGCACGATCTCTTTTAAGCTCGTCAGCATATTTGTCAAGAATTGCATCTGCTACAGCAATTCGCGTGTCAGCGTTAGCGTATTGACCGCGACTTAACAGCGGCATTATTCTTGCGTCGTCTTCAACATACTTTTCTGTGTATTTTGCAGACGGGCTAGTGTAAACACCAGCACCCAATTTGCCACGCGAAGACGGAACAAACGATTCAAAATCTCTTCGAGCATCTGTCGCATGGTAAAGATCATCAACAAACTCCATAGCCTTTGCTCGTTGCTCAGCGGTGTTGTTTGTTGGCAATCCCAACCCGCCTTTTTCAACCGGCAAAGCCGCGCGTCGTTGCGCTAGCATCAAAGCGTCTTCTTGCGGGAGCATCTCTGTCAGACCGCCAGCACGCCGCATAGCATTCATCATCGAGTTGTAGGCAACATCACTCGTCGCCAAGTCTTTCAACGCCGTGCCGGCCATTTTAGCCCCTGCTGCGCCGGCTTTGGCAGTTGGCCCGACGCCTGGCGCGACCGTCATTGCTGCCGACAGCGTATCTGGTCGCAGCTTGGTCGTGTAACCCGTGCCGGTAGTCAATGGCTCGTTATAGCTGACCCTGTTGAGAGTGCGCTGTAGTTCAGGAATGCCGAGTAGATCGCTGACTGGTGTTGACAGTCTGCCCTCGGTGATCGGACCGCCAGCCTGGAGCGTAGAGCCGACGTCGTAACCTTTGGCGCCCAGCTCGAGCAAGTCAGCCAGGAAACCAGAGACACGGTTGCGTGGCGTCGGTCTGATCGTCCCGGTGATTCTCGGGTAATCAGCCATTAGCAATTCCAGTTCTTTAGCGATGCCTTGGCACGCTCAGCCGGACCTTTAGCGTTTTTCACAACGCCAGTCATGCGACTGCAAAAGCTCGCTTTACGAGCCTTGTCAGCATCAGTCTTCGGATTCGGCGCGGGTGGCTTGAGATTGGCGTTGTTCTTGGCGTTGTACTCAGCACGACCTTTCGCAGTCATACCCGCGCCCTTCTCGGTCGGGTTGTAAGTCTTGCCCTTCCCCGTGGTTGTCCGGGGAATGGGCTTGTCGTGCTTTGTAGCCATTACTTCTTCTTCGCCGGTTTAGCAGTCTTGGCAGCTTGCTTAAAGTCAGCAGCAGACGGAGCCGCCTTGCTGCCGACCTTGTTCATCTTCTCGCCAGAGCCGGCCTTGATCCGTTCCTGCTTTGCGTTAATGTTGGCATAAAGGCCAGGCTTGCTCATTTCTTTTTCGCCGCTTCACGTTTAACTGCGTAACTGATCGCAACCGCTTGTTTGACCGGCTTGCCGGCTTTAACTTCGGCCTTGATATTTTCTTTAAACGCCTTCTCAGACGTTGATTTTTTAAGTGGCATTTCAGTTATCTGGAAAAGTAATAACAAAAGACACTTCGCCATCTTCATCCTCGTCCTCTGGTTCCAGCTCGCAAGAATGCGTGCCAACAGCCAGAAACTGAGCAATGTGCTGGTCTAGCACGCGCTTGAGAACATCACGGCATTCTGGGCATTCCTCGTTGTCGATTGCGCCCATCATGACCGCGATTTCCTCGGCCAGCTCAGCTTTACCAGCCTCTGAACCGTCTTCAAACGCTTGGCTATGAATATCGTCTGACGATTCGTTGATCTGGTCCTCAAGCGCTGAAACAGCCTCTTTCAACAATTCTAGATCGTCATGGATGCTCATTTAGCTTGCTCCGTGAATGATTGAGAAGTTCAGGATAACTGCCTCAGAGTACGAAGTGCCGGTCAGGTTACGCAGCGTTAGGATTGCCGAACCAGTAGTCATGGAAGTGACATAGGTCGTGTAAGCGCCGGTAGTAGCACCGCCAGAAATGTTGACGATGATCGTGTCGTTGCTTGATATTGTGCTGTTGTTCATCGTGAATGACACAGCAGTGTTGCCGGCAAGCGCGGCGTTGTTCATCGTGATCCGGCCCATGCTCTTGTTGAGCGTAACAGCCGTGGTCTTGTCCGTGAGCTGCGTCACCGTGCCTTGAGCGCCAGCGGTATAGCCAATTTCCACGCTGGCATAGCAGGTGGTGAATTCTGGATCGGAATACGCGACTCCGACTGCGACTGAATTACTCATAATTTCCCTTTACTCAACGACCGCACAAACGTCGGCCTCTTGGATGATTTGATAGTCTTGGCCGTCCTTGTTGTGGGTTGGCCAATTAAGGTAGTCACCGTTCCCGTACTTGATCCGGTCCCCGACTCGAGCTTCTCTGACTTCGGGTCCGACCGCGACAATAGTGCCCTCGTTAAAGGGTTCGCGGTTATTGACGTGAATCACGTCCGACAGTTTCCTGACGGACGGTTGCACCGTGATGAAGTTGCGCAGGGGTCTAATCATTTCTGATAGGACATCCGGTCGTGAGTGTAGCAAACGCCAGGAGTGACGCCGGTGTTGAACTGCTTGTCCTTGCCAGCCATATCGGCCTGGCCCATGCCAACGCCGTTGACCATGCGCTCTTTGCGCTCGCCGCTGCGTTCTTCCTTGGCAACGCCAGCAGGAACCTTAGCGCTGGAGCCGAAGCCGTAACCGGCTGGCTGTTTGGTTGCTGAGTCTTTAGATTTCATCATGATTTAGCCTTATTTGAGAAAGCGTAGTTTAAAAAGAGTTGAATCAATGAGTTGTGCAATCTCATCAATCAGGTTTTGAATCTCGGAGTCGTCGGGCATGATTTCGCGTGAGTCTTGCACAAAATACTTGATTCCTTCCATGTATTCGACAGGATCGTCGGTTGGAAGGTAGTAATCGTCTGGGAAGCTGGTGAACTGCCCGTAGCGGCCCATGTACGCTTCGGCCAACTGGTCTACCAGCTCAGGAATAGCTTGATAGTACTCACCTAGCGCCTGGTGTTCTGCATAGCTGCTGGTGGTCCAATGCAGCAGATGCGCGTTTGTGCCTGAGTGCAGAAGCACCGAGACAAATGTGCTCGCTTCATTTTCCATCTGCACCACCAAAAAAATAGGGCAACACTCCGTCGCCCAATCGGGCAATGGTTTGGCGAGGAGTGCGCCTGTTCCCGATCATGCGCGTTTTAGCACGTCCGACAAGTGTACGTCAAACGCTTTCTTGCGTCGCTCAATTTCCCGATCTAAATACCAACGTGCTTTCTCAAGGTCCTGCATTCCGGCCTTGAGATCTGCACGCCATATGTACTTGATCGCGTTGCCCAGGTTAAAGCACATATGTTCCGTGATCTGGATACATTCAACGCCAGACGGGTGCTGCGTGTAGTGCTGTGGATGGTTTACCGGATCGTGTTTCATGATAGGACGCTCGTAGAGTATTCGCCGCACCAGTGTCCATCGTCCACGGGTGGCCAGCCAGGTGATTGGTTGCCGTTCTCGTCTACCAGCAGCTCTGGTGATCGGCGTCGACATTCACCCATCCACGCCTGCGACCCATCTCCTCCAAGAAGATGGAAATATCGACAGGTTCCGCAATCTGGTCGCATAACCACTCCTCCATAAACAAGTCGGACGTCTGTTCGTCTATCACTGGTTTCATCTTTTGCCTCGTACTGGTCTATCAAAACGGTAGCGTCAGTCTGAATTTGCTTTGCAAGACTGACCACGCAATCTAACTCAACCTTGAAGCCGGCGCACTGTTTTTGCAGCTCGCTTGCATTCAATTGAATATTGGTAATTGATTCGCTTACTTGATAACTCATGCGATAAGAGCCTCTTTCAATTGTGATTCCTTCATATTAAAAATATCCTCAGAACCGAAGATTTTTTCTATCCAAGGTCTGACCCATAAATAAGTTGTCCCGATCTTAGCGTTGCGCTCAATCAGATTCTTGGTCGTCAGTTTGCCATTGCCAAACGTCACCCATAAATGCGGCGTCACATAGTGCGGCACGTACATCGCGTCACCCAGAAAGAACACAGGCTGCACGTCAGGATAGAGCTGTTCATTGTCCTCGCCTTTGTAGACGAACCTGCCATTAGTAAATTCCATCAACTCTCTCCACGGGTTTTCCAAGGGTTCTGAGAACTACGCAATATTCTGGCTCGAGACTGCTTGCACGACCATTGACATCGAAATAAACGTAGCGCTTACGCCTAGCGCTATCAGTCTCATCAAGCCGCCGCCCAAGTCTCCCAACCCGGAAGCCCTGACGCAGCTTTGCATCAATGACTTTACTCGTTAATTCAGGAAAGTACTCAGCACATTCCTTTGATGTCATTGATCCATGATTGGCAATGATTTGCATCGGATCTTTTATTGTTTCCATTTCTCAATTCCTTTTAATTAAAACGGTGGATCTTCTTCAAGATCATCGAAACCCGATGCGCGGCCCTGTGGCGCGTTTTTGACCCGGGTTGGTAGGGTAGCCTCACCCGCCTGCTGAAAGCCGCTCCTGTGCCCGTCTGGGTGCCTTTTTGGGCCATGATCGACCGCGGTGGTCGGTTCGCAAGCGTTTCCAATCGAAATCGCAGCGTATTGCATCCCGCTGGCAGCGGTTTTGATCGTCACGTCCAGCCAGTGCATCGCGCCGTCTGGCAAGCAGATCCGGCCCTTGTAATCGGCGTGCCAATCCTCGACCTTTTTGTCATTCGGGAATGCGGCACCCTTGCCAGGCTTCTGCTCGTAATTGCCCTTCGCTGCGGTTGGTTTATTCATTTGATTCACTTTAAATTGT